CTACAACATCCCATTCACAACCCGCTGCACCGCAGTATAATCATACCCCGCCGCCGTCAGCCGTCTGCGCCGCTCTTCGCCGTTGCCCCAATCTCCGCGGATAACCTCGCGCGCAAGCTGCTCGTTGCTCTTCCCGCCGCCGCTTGGCGGGGTAACCTTGCCGTTTACAATGTCCTGCACCGCTCTATACCGCGCTCCAAGCCTGTCCTTGCGTTCCTGTCCGTTCCCAAACTCTCCGAGTATCGTCCGTCTCGCAAGCTCGGCATCCGACACCCCGGGAAACGGGTCATTTGTCGGCGGAGTTGGCGGAGTTGGCGGCGGCGGAGCTGTTCCGCCCAACAGTCCGTTCACCTGCTCGACAATCCACCCCATCTTGCCCTCAAGATACGGTCCGGGGCAGTTGGTATTCGCAAAATGCTTGTGCAGAGTAAGATTGCCGTCCGCATTGCCGGTGAAGTTTAAGCGACCAATCCCATTGCGCCTGCATATGTCCGCAACAAGATTAATAAGGTTCGCCATAGTCTTGTCAGAAACGTGCCACTCTGGCGCGCCGCCGTCATTCGCGGTTTCAATCGTAATCGCACGATTATCGTTCGCGGGGGAAGACGTGCACCAACTGCGGTTTGCCTCGTCAACGCCCAAAATTATATCGTTGTCGTCAACAATATAGTTCGCCGATGCCTGCCTTGCAGGATTACTAAACGCGTTCGCAACGCTTCGTGCCCCGCCCACGTTCGCAACCGTGGCAAAGTGGTGAATTGTGATTTTGTCGATAGCACAATTTCGCGGCTTGTTACAATTCGGCGATAAAACTGTTCCGGTGATAAGTGAAGAATTTGACATCTATATGCTCCTATTTATATGTTTTTTATCATTTTGTTGGCGTCAACAAAACGTTCCAAGCGATTGACTTTTTGTTGGTTTTGAGATATACTATAGTTAATAGGACTTCGCACACCTCTCAATGACGTGGCACAAGCGAGGACGTTTTATCTAACCGCCCACTATGGGCGGTTTTTAATATCCCCATTTTTTCAAATCATCATTGTAGCTTACAAAAAGCCCGTTGCCGCCACGCTTTTTGTATCTCTCAAAAGTGGGATGCCAGCACTCTCTAATACCTCTCGATACAGGCAATCCCTGCTCGTTTCTTTCCTTTGCTTTGGCGTATAACTGTAGCAAGTCATTACGCAACAAAACAAGAGCGTCCTTTTTGTGTGCGCCGAGATACTTGAGCACAGGTATCAAAACTGCGCTCAAAGCCGTAACGACCGACCCGCAAGCAATAATCATAGCTGTTATATCACCCATTCATTACCCCTTTCCCATTTGCTTGATACTGCCAGAACGAGCCAATTATGAAGCCGAAAGGAGTTGCAAGAATGTCGGGGACAGCCATGTTGCGCAGAACCAAATAGAGAACCGAAGCAGTTACCGCTAAGGTTATTATAGATTTTAATGATAAAAGATTTTCAAGCCGTTTTATCATGACGTAACTCCTTGTATTTGTTCCACTTTGTCATTTACGGTGGCAGTAGACACGTTAAATCCATAAAAGCTACTACTCCCCGGTTGGACATAAAACGAGTTTACGACACTGCCATTGGCGGATGCAACTATTGCCGCGGGATATGGCGCGTCAAGGGTAGACGAGCTGGCGGAACACGACAGACCTCTGTTTTTTGAGGTATACTCATTTTTTAGAAACCATGCTTTGATGTCGTTAAAAGTCATCTGTGTTGCTTGGTCTGACTGTATCTGTAACGCCACATAATAATTTGTGGTCGTTGTCAAAGATATATGGTGGATATATGTAGACACAGACACAGGCGGCGCTAAAGGTGCTCTGCCGACCGTTTTGGCAAACATCGTTGATGAGCTTGCTTCGCCCTCGCCAACAGCGATTGTTCCTGCATTGTCTTTAACATATTGCCCCTCTGACACATCACTTTTGCCGACTTCTGTCAGTTCGCCCATGGTTGTGTTTAGCGTGTAAGCTGTCGTATTGACGATGTTTGCCCACAACGAAACCCACAACATATTAAGCAAGTCGTTGGGCACAGCTTCTGTGTTAAACCCAAACCTCGCCGCCGTTTCGTCTGTAAGAAAAGTTAGCTTGTTTAATGGCGTGCCCTCTTGCGCGGGATTATCCGCGCGCTCAATTATTGCGTGGAATGGGTCGCCCCCGCTTTCGGGGGTCAAAAGCACTCTGCCGGGGTTTTGTGGTACTCTATCTTTCATTATTGTTTTCCTCTCTTTTAGATTTCGCCGGAGTAAACATCTCCGGCATAAAAAACGAATTGTTGTCCATTGCCGAAAAGCGTGTGCATATCTTCTAAGATTTTTTCCAAATCATTCATTTTTTGATATGTGTTTATCGGCAATTCTGGCGTTTCTGGCGTGGTAGCAAACGTAATAAACGCCCGCCTAACTTGGTCTACGTCATCTGCAATTAACTGTATATCGCTTCTGCGTGGTATATCCGACTTTTTCCAATCTGTTTTGGGTGACACTGTTATAAAATACCCTGTATCGTTCAAGGCGTCTGCAAGCGCTTGTATATTATGCCCTATGCGGTTTAAGTCGCTTGCGTTCCGTGCGCCTTTAATGTCTTCCACGCTTGATGGTATGTCTTGCGCGTGTTGCACATCAAATATATTTCTGTCGGTTATGCCTGTAATCCAATTATCAATCGCCATTTGTCGTATCTCCCACTACAAGCATTTTCGCCCTGTTCCCGCGCATATTTATATCAAGCTTTTCTATTGTGCCTATTATCGGGTTTCCATACGTTTCGGTCTGTGTAATATATCCGACCTCAAGGTTGCCAAGCATAACGTCTTGCTCAATTGACACCTTCTGATGCAAATAATCATATATTCGTTGCGCAATCACCGCGGCGTTGTTGACGTTCACGAGCTTGCATCCATCAGCCCTGCACACATCGTTTTCCGCGTCACCCAAACTGTACATGGTTTTAATCTCAACGTAAGGATTGCCGGACACAATAACTTCGCTTTCGCTTGGCAAATCCACTATGATATAGTTTACATGCTGCTCTACAATGTTCCCGTTGTTGACTGATATGTTGTCAGCAGGGGCAGAAAACTCTATACGCGATTGTCCCGCTGGCAACACTCCTTTGTACAGTTCCTCGGTTTCAGCCGACAAACTGTACCCAAACGCCACAACCTCTACCCCCGAATAGGCATTATTAGCATTGATGTTAGTGCCTGTATATATCGTATCTTTGGTTACGGCGTACTGTTGCTCTGTGTCCTTGGGATAGAGCCATACATCGCCTTGTCGAGCTGTGTCAACCGTTGCGCCTATTGCAAAACAAATGCTCTGTAATGCTTCCCTGCACGTACATATGGGGATATGTCCGCTTATGGTCGCGGACGAAAAAGCGTCGTCTATAATCGGCACAATTTGACCCACAGGAAAAACAATCTCAAAAAGCTCGTTTATTATATCCGCCGCCGAATAATTATCATACATTCCGCCGTTGAATGTGTTTTTATCCATTGCCCAAACAGCGTCAAAGGCTTCGAGTGTCAGTACTTTTCCGTTGCTTTTGTCATCCTTGTATGTGTTCAAAAAAAATGTTCCGAACTCCTTGCCATCCCCTGTTACTTTAAGAGTTTGATACTGCATAAAAGTGTTTGCTTTGCTGTCCTCGGACACTATAGAAAACACATCATTGTTTGGTCTTACCGATATGTTTAGCTTATTTGTGCTGACTATATCGCTTATGGGGTTTGTTTCCTCAAGTATTTGACAGCGCTCTATCATTCTATCGTCAAATGTATAGGTCAGTCCAAAATCAATGCCCCGAAGCTTAATATAGCGATACGGATTATTTGTGTTTGCGTCGGTGAAATCAATAGTGATTGCTTTATAGTTCTCGACTTGTTTTTCTATTACCGCTGTTGTGCCTGCAAGTTCAACATGTTCAACTGCTATATCAGAAAAATCATCCCACCATATTATGGTTGCCGTAGCCGCGTAATCATTTGTATGATTATAGAAATGGAGTGTTAAACCATCGCTTGTATGAGGACTTTTGAAAGATATGTCTAATCTTAAACTGTCAGAAAATTCACCGCTACTATTTGACAATTCCCTGCTCCAAAATCCCCATTCATCAATGTCTGATGTATCGTCTGGAAATTCGTCCATAGTGCCATCTAATACACTATAATTATGTTCAAGTGTCATAAGATTTGGCGCGGATATCGGCTCTTCCTGCCGCAAATCCTCTGCGTTACTCCACTCTGTGTTCCCAACAAAAACAAGCTCTGAAATATCCTCTTTTGCAGCAGGGTCAAATTTTTTGAAAGTTGCCTGTATTATCATATCATAGACCTTTCGGCGATAAATCGTATAGTCCAAGTGGAGTTGTGCCTCACACCATTTTTGAAAATCCTTTTTGTGGACACTCCTTCCGATTTAAGATACATCAATTGCGCAATATCCTGTCCTGTTGGCAGTTTTGTTTTGACTGTAACAAAATTTTCCCTGCCCAAAGACACCGCTTTGTTAAACAGCGCAACATAGTCACTATTATTACTATGACACTCGCCATATGTAACGGAAAAATTGTAAAAAGCACCTTTAGGGTCGCGAATTACATTAGCACCGAAAGCTGTAACACGCCCTGCGCCGTCGCCATCCAAGAAATCAACCACTTGGTTGTCTATCGAAAGCACAGGAAGCCTCGGATAACTGTAACCGTCAATTGTTATAACGTCCATTATGATACCCTCGTTGAAAAACTGCCGCCCACTCTCTGCTCTTCCTTGACGATTTCAAACCTCAACAATCGCACTATTTCGCCTGTGTCACCGCTTGCCTGTACGATAATTGGTTGGTTTCCCCCTGTGCCGCCATTGCTTGCAATGGCTATATTAAACGCTTCAACCATTGTGTCAAGCGGTGTTTCAATGTTTGTTCCGCGCTTTTGGTCGCCAAGAACCGCCAAGAACGGACTGTTAGGCGGAATGACTGCGCCGGTTGCGAGCCTTGGGATATGCTGTATACTGATTGTTTTTATCTCTGGTATTCCTAAAAACCCTGTCACTTTGTTAAGATTGTTTACCAGATTGTTTACGACTTTTTCTACGCCTTCGTTAAATTTGTTTAATCCATCAATTACATTATTTATAACACCTTTGAAAAAATCTCCTATTCCCGAAAAAATACCATTCCAAAAAGTAGCGAGGTCTGTTCCTTTGTTTTTGAAACCATCAATATACTTGTCAATATCTATCCCCATACCTTTCCATACTGTTTTCGCCGCATCTGCAACTTCGTCAATCGAAAAAGACGCCTTGAACTTATCCATGTTGGTTTTATAGTGATTGGGGTTTAATCCGTCTTTTACATATGATGGCATATCTTCTAAAAATGTTTTTCGTGTGTCGTATGACATTTCGCCTGTTGCTTGTCCTATTTTATCCCTCATTTCTTCGGCAGTCAATTTCCCCTCTTTAAAAGCTGCTATTACGGATTTTTTGTATTCGTCATAGCTTCCGCTTTCTTTTGCAAGTGATAATTGCGTGTCAAAAGATGCTGTTTGAAGGTCTTTTTCGGATGTTGTTAAGTCTTCTGTGCTTTTTGTTGCTTCTTCTTGCTTGGAAATATTGTCACGATAAGCTGCATATACCGCTCTTTGCTGTTCGGTCATGGTTTTATAGCTAAGCGTTCCGTCGTCAACTTGTGCTTGCAGTTCTGCGCCCGATATTTTGTGTTTGGTTTCCGCTTCGGCAAGCTTTTTTTCTGCCTTTTCTGCTGCGTCAATTGCTGTGATGTTATTATTGACTGCATCATTATAGTTTGTTGTTGCTTCTTCCAACGCAAGCGTGGCATCTTCAACAGATTTTATTGCGTTTGTTTCATCCCAAAGATAACCAATAAATATAGCAATACCTGCGGCAAGCCCCTCGACAGCAAGCAAAACCCATCCAATCGGGCCGAGCGCGCTTTCCATTCCGAGTTTTATCATCATTCCCGCCGTAATCGCCGCCGCGCCTATAGCAACTAGCGCAACACCAAAAGCCCCCGCTTGCTTGTCGCCGTCCTTAAATGCTTGGACTATCTTTCCTATACCTAAACCCACTAATATAGCACCACCTGCGATAAGGGCTTTTGACGCAAGGTCTTTAAGGACTTTTTTGATTTTATTGCCAAAAAGAATGTTGAAATTTTCCCCTGCTTTTTTAATCCCATCACCGAAAATCAAAGATACTGCTGCACCGACTTCCTTGAACAAAAAAATGATTTTATCAAGATTGGCTATAATCAAAGCGCCTAAAATAAAGCCGCTTATCGCGCCGATAATCTCGTAAATATTGTCTTTCACAAAATTAAAAGCATCAATCAGCCATTGAAAGACCTTCGGGTCTTCGTCAATCTCAAACCCAACTGGAATGTTTATAGGGTCTGGGTTAAAGTCATAATCGGGCGCTGGAGCTGAAACATTATCACTACCGCCGCCTTCGTTTATATACGAGTTGTTCGACAGGGTGTTGAGTTCGTCAAAGCTTGCAAGCGACAGTTTTGTTGCTTTGGTGGTTTTCTTTGTTTGGTCTTCAAGCTTTTTTGATGCCCTCGTCATGTTTTTGGTGCTTGCCGTACTATTGTCAAGGCTTTTCGCCTGTGCCTTTGAAGCTTCTGCGCCGCCAAATATTGACCTTGTTATTACCGCAAAAGTGTTAAACAGCGTTGTGAGCCACTCGATTACAGATTTGACATGTGGAATAATCGCTTGTAATATCGGAATTATCGCTTGCCCTAAAGCGTTCTGCATCCCAACAAAGGCTGCACCGAGTTGTGCCGTTTGCCCTGCGTACGTTTCAGAATATAAAGCAGCATCGCCGACTTGGTGTTTGGTTTCTTCTAAAATTCCGTTGACTTCCGCCTGTATCTTCTGCTGCTGTGTGAGATTAGCCACCGTTGTTCCGATTGAGTTGGCGTAGTCTTGCCACATCTTGGAAACGTTTTTAGTTACACCTGCGTTATCAACAAGTATGCTATTCTCATTTTTTAGACCCTCTGATGCAGACTGCACCGCGTCGCCCATAGACAAAGACGCTTGCCGTCCAAAAGCAGCGGCGTCTTTGAGAGCGAGCATGGTGCTTTTTACTTGTTCCTCGTCATATCCGCGCGCTGTAAGGTTTTTGTACGCCGTTACAGCATTATTGAGCGGCACAAGCCCGTCAGACACATAGTCGTTTATAAAACTCTTGGCGTTGCCAATAGAGCCGCCTGTACCTTCTACAATTGATTGCAGCCCTAACCATGCACTTTCTGTTTGCGCGGCGACATCGACAGCTTCTTTGCCAAAACTTATGACTTTATCAATAGCAAAAGCAGAGGCAATAGCAAGTCCGATTTTACCAATCGTCCCCGCTAAACTCCCAAAACTTCCCCCAACAGACTGTACCCCTTTGTTAAAGCCTTTGTTATCAATTTTGGTATCAAAAATAATGCTTGCGTCTGCTCTTGCCATTAATTATAGTCCTGTAAAATTTTTTCTATCTCGTCCTGTTCCTGTTTGCTGGTTTTCAAGTCGACAATGTCCTTGTTCTGCTCATAAAAATCTTTTTCATACTTCTCGAGTTTCTTGCCCTTTGCCCGCTTCGCCCGAATAGCAAGCACCTGCGAAAAAAAACTTTCACACGGCTCTAAAAACAGCCCTACAAAATCCCACCAATGCAGATATTCACATTGGCGAACGGAATACCCTGCTTTTTTGTTTATCGACGAAAATATAAGCTGTTCGTCTTTCGCCCAACTCATAAGACGAGGGCTTTTCTTTCCTTCCCCTTGTTCGTCCGGCTCTTTCCCGCAATCGAGAAACCATATCGCTTGTCTTATGGCTTCTTCGGTGTCGTTTGGGATATTATCCTCGCCATATGTATTTATAAGCAATATCTGAAATTTCGCTTCAGCACTTATCTCGCTGTCCTCAAAAGCCATTATCGACCTAAGCGCAGGGCGGAAGTCTGAACAGATGTCATACTCAAACTTGTCGACTGTTAACGTTTTTGGAAGTTCGCCAATCATTGTTTTTCCGCCGTTTCGGTTTTTTCGGTTGGCTTTGGTGCTGTTTTGGTTATAGCTTTTTTTGGAGCTCGTTTCTTCGCTGTATTTGCGGTTGCTGTGTATTTATCGACCGCCGCTTTGTTGTTAAGTGTTATAACATTGCGGATATGCTTAAACGCCGCTTCGAAAAATCTTATCAACATATTTTCGTCGACGCTCTCTTTACCAAAAATAACATCTGACACAGGGTAACCGAAGATATAATCGACTTTCTCTCTCAAAAACGCGTCCTTCGCCTTGACAATATGTGCGATTTCGTCCAACTCGCTTTCAAACACTCCGTCTGCAGGAATGAAATCGGTTTCTTTGATACAGCCAACCTCTTTACTGACGTTATTCAAGCGTACAAGAATGTTCTGGTCGGCAGGGTTAAACGTGATAACCCTGTTGGGGTCGCCGTTGATGTTGAAACTCTCTAAGTTAGAACCAATATCAATGTTTTTCATTTCTGGCATGTTAATTTCCTTTGTTTAATAAATTCATGGGGCGGATATGCTCCGCCGGGCAATTAGATTGTAACTGTGGGCGTGAATGTGGTCGGTGCTTGTATGCTGTCGACCGTTCCCGCTGTGACGTTGCCGCCGAACGACACATTAAGAGGCATATCCACATATGAGCTGCCGCCAATAGACTGCGGTGTAATGGTGCAATTGTCGTAGAGGTCGGCTTCATATGCTCCTGACGTTCCTTTCCAGCCAAAAATCTGCAACACCTCATAGCCCGAAAATCCCGCAACATCATTTTTGCGGTATTTTTCAAGCAACTCCTCGTTAAGTCCGTTATCTTCGCGATATCGGTTTGGTTCAAAACTCTGTTGCTTGTCAAACTTTTCAACGTCTGTGTATGTAATCCCTGTGATATCTGTAACGGTTGTGATTTCGGGGTTAAGCTCAATTGCACTATCTTCCACTTTGTAACCTAAAAGCGCCCATGTAGGTGATGCGTGTGTTCCGATGTTCACCACCGTGGCTAATAGTTTTCTTGCTAAATCTGGCATATTTTAATCTCCTAAATTTTTTGTGTATTGAATGTGTAGCTGTATCATGTAGACACTCGCTTGCCTGCCGTCTTCCCACGCAACTGCATATGCGCCGTTATCAGCCCACATAAGTTCTGCCGTGGGGTCATCGCCGATTGTCGGCGTAAGCTCGTTGTGCTGGCAATAATCGACCCACCGCTCAAAATTGTAGATAAAATCTGCGGTTTCTTTGCGGAAGTCGTTGCCATTGCTTTTGCGCTTAATCCAAAGCTGAAAATTGGCTTGCCTGACGCTCTCTGCGCCGCCGGTGATAAACTGCCTGTAATCGTCCAAGTTCGAGCCAACATATTCAAGCGCAAAACGCTCTACATCTTTGTCGCTAAACTGTCCTGTGTCAATTTCAGACAAATCAACATTGTATTTGTTTTGAAACGGACAGGTCTTGATAAAGTCAGCAACTGGGTCTATTATGCTTTTTTCTTGAAATTCCATTAATTCCACCCTTGTTTTAATTTGCGTCCGACTTGACCTCTAAGCTTTGTAAGGTTATCTGCTTTGTACCTCTCGCACCACAGCCGCCCACGTTTGCCGCCGCCGTGATATTGCAAAGGTATGCTTGTGACCTTTTTAGGTGCGTTGCCAGTCATTACCCAACCGAAATAGATATATCGGATATATGGGGTAGACCACTTAACAATGCCGGTGCCTATTAATGTGTGCAGTATGCCGGACTTCTTCGCCATGCCGCTACGCATAGGGATATATGGCTCACAACCTCGTAGCACTTCGCTATCCACAAACTTTTGCAGTCTGCCGCCCTTGGCAAGTTCACGGTTTGCTTTGCCTTGAAAGCCTTGGTTAAACTTTAACCGTGCTTTTCCGCCCTTGGTGATTATGACCTTGCCGCGCGGTGTTGATATTTCCATTAGAGCACTACCTCAAAGTGCCACATGGGCTTACTGCCATAATCAAGCTTGTGTGTTTCTTTCGGCCGCCAAAAGTTCCCTTTGTTTTGGCTTTCGAAATCTCTTATCTGCTTAATTAGCGGTTCGCCATTGGGGTCAAACTCAAATTGTAGCTCGCCCTTGCTGATATACGGCGCGTTCTCGTCAACGCCTGTAGAGAGTTGTTCGAGGTCTTGTGTATATGGGATAAAGAGCATAACACCTAAGCCCGAAAGTGTTCCCTGTGATTTTTCTTTGGTAAAATATTCCTCATCCCAAAAGCAGTTTTCGACAATTGCCCGATTGTATGTGTTCTGCTCTTTGTCATGCAGATATACCGTCACAGTGTCTTTCCACGCAAGCGGTGTCATTAACGCACCCCCGTAAATAGCAAGCCTGTGTTGCCAAGATAGGCTACAAGGGCAAGCCGTGTCCTCTGCTCGACAGTCTTTTCGCTAACGGCGTAAGACACGCTATGCCCGCCTACCTTTTCGCTTGATATTGCCTGTGCCGCGTTCGGGCTTTCTTCCCTATATAAGATTTCAGCAAGCTCGCAACAACAGTTGACGACTTGTATGGATATCTCTATACCCTCTACCTTGAGCCTATCGCTTGTGGCGTTGTCGATTATAACGGTTGCTTTGGTTGCCCAAAAGTCAAACTCGGCTTCGGGTATGACATAAGCCCGACCGCTAAGCCATGTTTTATATTGCTCGTGGTTTGCATATGCCATACCTTAAATCCTTGTTTTGTTTAGATGGTGTTGCTTGCGTTGCGCTTAGCCGAGGTCAATTTTTATCGCCTTTGTTACGTCGGCGAGATAAGCAACGTACAGCTTGTCAGCGACAATACCTGTGCGCTTGTTCCATGCTTCTCTGTCGACTTCGATGTTAATATCGCGTTTGAGTTCTAATCCTACAGCACCGTGGCGAACGATATAAGCGTTACCGCTGCCTTTGAGCTTGTTTGTTACCTTAAGTTGTACGCCGTGAATTTGTCCGACCGTGCCTTTAATGCGAATTTCTGCGGCGATTTCAGATGTCGGAATAAAGCTGTCGTCTTTACGAATTGTTGAGAGTAGGGTTGGTTCAATAAACCCAACCATAACCTCGCCAGTATCCACATCCTCGCCGAATTTGACAAGAGCATCCGCCACTGTGTCGGCGAAACTTCCGCCGCTCGCAGTAACAGTCATCTCTGAGCCGATGTCTTGAAGAACCGTTAAAATGTCATTGTCAGTTTTTGCCGCAATACTTTTTGCAAGCTGTCTGGTTGCTTCGCCGATTGGGTCGCCATAACCCGATAATGCCGCTTCGTCAGTAATACGGACACCTTTACCGGCTTTCTTGATTGTCGCCTGCATGGTGTCAGAACTCAAAAGAGCGTCGGGGATAGGCTCGTTCTCTGCTACATCTTCTGCGTCGCCAATATAAGCGAAGCGTGGTACTGTAATTGTGTCACCAGCGTTCCCCATGAGGTCTGTGCCGATTTCAGCGATTTCCGAAAACGCTAAGTTGTCAATAAGTTTTTCCTCTACCATCGCCGCAATAACTTCGGGGATAAAGAGGTTGGTTGTCAATGTAACTGCCATATTTATTTTCCTTCTTGTTTGTGTAATGTGACACGTTCTGCGTAAGTCATCTTAGACTTATCTTTCGAACCGTCGATGATTGGGTTTGTGCTTCCGCCGCCGCCATACATAGGCGGGGGAGTTGCGCGCTCTTTTTCAAAAGCGTCTGGTGAGTTTTCCTCATAACTTTTCATGACATCGCCAAGACCAAGAATAGCACCGTTTTCAAGCTTAAGCCCTTTTGCTTTGATTTCGTTTTCAATTGCTGTTTTTGCGTGTGTGGACGAAAACTTGTATTTGCCCAATTCCTTGTCAAGCAAGGTGTCAAACTCAAACTTGGTAGCTTGCTCTGCCGCTGCGGCTTTTGCTTCCTCGGCTTCTTTTTTGTAAGTTTCAATTTGCACTTTGAGTTCGCCGGGCTTTAAGCCGTCTAAGCTCTCAATGGTTTTGTTCGCTTCGCCGAGTTGTGCGGTAACGGTTTCCAGTTGGGTCTTGATGTCGGCCGCCTTTTCCTGCTCTTTTGTGATTGACTTTCCGTGCTCGTCCATTATCTTATCGATAACGTCTTTTTCAATGCCAAGTTCTGATAAAAACTCTCTTTTCATTTGTTTTCCTTTTGTGTGGTTGATGTTACGCTGTTTTACGGCTGTTGCATAGCCTACATTGCGGATTTTTACGACACCGCGAGTCCTTTGTAATAAGCATAACAAAAAAGCCGCCCAAAAAAAGGACAACTTTTTAGGCATAAAAATCACCTCTTTACAGAGCGGTCTTTTTTGTCAAGAGGTGTTAAGTATTGTGCATATGGGGTGTATCAATTTTTCAGTCCATCAACATATATCCGCTCATGCTCGGTCTGCAAACCCATAGCTTTACTAAACTTTGCATATGCTTGTCGCTGCGACTGATACTTCGCCTTTGCGACCTGTAAATCGTCCTCAAGCCCCGCCGCTTCGTACCCATGTGCTTTAAGGCGCGTCGTACGCATAGAGCTTTCCATTTTACGTTGCATTTGCTTGGCTTCGTATTTGGTGTACTCCTTGTCTTCGAACGTTGTCGTTTCTTTCTCGGCTCGTTCCATTTCGCCAAGCTCTTTGTTTGTATAGTTTGGGTCGGTGTCGGGGAAACAAGCATAGACTTCGTGATAGCAATTAAAGTCCTGCGGAGTGCCGCCGCCATGTTGTGCATATAATTCTTCCGGCGCGGGGTAGTGCTCCCCCGTAATGTCATATCGCCTGCCGCCCCAACTATGAGATGGGCGGTGTCCGCTATGCCAGCTTATCTCATAGCACGTTGTACCAAGCTCCTCTGCGTTGTATTCGCTCTGTCGATTTGTCAAGTCACGCAACCCGCCCATGACAGCCCTGCGAGTAGCAACATCAACACGATTACTCCAGCCACTGGCATAGTCAATGGTGCGCAGTCCGCTTGCCGCCAGTTTATCAACCGCTTGCTTAAGCACTTGTTCAAAGCTACTCACGCCACTCGTGACTTGCATTACCGCGTTGTCAAGAGTGTTTTGATAAAACCGTCCAACGCTGTCATATGTCATTCTGCCGTCAACCAATTTTGCAAAGCCCAAAGACCGTGTTATGTTAATGAGGTTGCCTTTTGTCTGTGCAGTTATGTTGCCAACAAGATTTTGCAAAAAAGCGTTTTGCTCAAACGGCAATGGATTAATTCCCGTGCTGTCAAACAAACGCTTATCATATATGTAATTCGCCCTTGCGGTTTCGTTATACAGCTCTTCTATCTGCTTGTCTGTAAGCCCAAGGGTCTTTTGTATCTGCTTCCTAAGGTCTGCTTCAAGCAAGTTTTGTTGTGCAATATATGTCATCTGCCGTTCGGCAGAGCTTGTTATAACCCCTGTGTCTTTAATGCGCCGTATGATGTCGCCTATAGTCCACTCCTGCAAGCGTGACATAAGACGCACAATCTCATGTGGCATAGCTTCAAGCCTGTTTGCACTTCTCATTCGTTAAAAGCCGCAGCGGTTTCTGGCATCATATCAACGGCCTTTTCCTCCGACACTCCCATTGCGTAGGACACAACCTTTACCCCTTTCAATAAGCCTTCCGAGTACAGCAGATTTCTGCGGTTAAATTCTTTGTCAAAATCTTCAAGCACGCCATCACCGGCGTTGAATATGAGGTCATACTCACCATAGGGGGCAAGCCCATAAAGCTCCGCTATAACAACAAATGACTTTACCAAGTTGCTCATAGCTTTCTTTATGACTTTTTGCAACGATTGCAACGTCACAAAGAAACGTTGCTTGCTTGCTCTTATTTCCTCTGCGGTCTTTTCCACGCTTGCGGGGTCTGATATGATACCGTAAGCCATGCCGGTCGCAAACTCTATCTTGCGGAGAATTTGATTAAGCCCGTTGTAAATGCTTTGGTCGCGTAATGTCGGGGCGAACTCTTTGATTTTGTTTGTAACATCGCCGCCATTAGTGTCTAGAGCGCGAAACGTTCTATCTCCATTGACAGGCATGGAAAAAGCGCCACTTCTTTTGTCTTTTTCAAACGCATCAATATCCGCGAAAATCGCCATAGAGCCACCCTCAAACTCCCACAAGCTACGCCCAAACTGCAAGTCGGCTTGTTCAATTAGTTTGATTGCCGGCGCAAATATCGGCTGTTTGTCGTGTAATGATACCTCTACAAAAAGAGGTTGTGATATGTTGCTAAACGTTATAGGCTCTAAAGCCGCCCACTCTGGCACAGTTGAAATCCCAACCTCTTTCCCTATGACGTTTTCTAACTTGCTCTCGAAGGCTCTGTAAGTTATTGTATAGGACAACTTAACTGCATCCCATGTATGCTGCTCCGCAAGGGTGTAATGCTTGTTATTCCTTTTCAACTTATCAAAGAACATGACGGACAGCAAATCACCATCTGCGCTGTACTGCAATGGAATATAGTTGTTGATTGTAACGAGCCTTGCATATATACCGCCATTTTTAACATAAGGCTTATATACGCCATTTCCGAAACCAAGCAATGACATAACATCGTTGCGCAAATTATCAACTACTCGCTGGTATTGCTCGTCAAGATACTTTGCCGAAGCAGACCCGCCGCTTATACTCGTTTCAAGCTCAAACAAGCTGTAGTCTGCGTCTTCTCGACAAATAGAGCTTGCAAGCCTTAATGAGGGGTTGGCCGCGTCGTTCCATGCGGCTTTACCTTCAAGCATTCGTTGCCACAAGGCGATGTCGTTGGCTTGAACCCCGCTGTCAGCAGGAGTTACGCCCAATACATCAAGTGTTGACCTATCACCAAAAAACATATTTCTAATCCTTGTAAAAATGTTCATTTATTCCCCTCGTCTGCGCCATACGCTCTCTAAAGCATACCGCACGGCATCTATTGCGTGGTTATCTCTATCAGGGTAACCCGATATGATATTGCCGTCCTTGTCTTTCTCGTACTCGTAAAGCAAAAATTCGTCAGCCGTATGCGGGCAGCGTGTATCGTCAATTACTATCTCTTTAAGGCTTGCGAGCCACTTGATAGAGTAAGCCGGCGTTCCCGCCCCTTTTATTGCGCCCCGCATATTAAAGCCGTTTGCCCTGTACCATTGTATCTGATTGCCCCACCCGCTTTTTTCGCCAACCGTGGTATCGGCGGTAATTCTGTCCGCGGCGTGGCGTCTTATAATCTCTGCCCACTCTGCGTCCACGCACTTATTAGCTCTGTGCTCCTCAAATATGTAAAGAGTGCGCTTCCCTGCGTCATAGTGCATTCCCGCAAAGTGGTTTGGATCGGGAAACCACCCCCAGTCTTGTCCATAATAGAGCACGTCAAAATGTGATATCTCATCATCAGTTATCGGGCGTGTGGTGACGTTCTCGAATACATTGTCGCCTATACCAACCGCTTCACCAAGATACTCGTGCCGGTACGCAAGTTCGTTCGTTGCTTTGAGGTCTTCGGCTTCCTCGAAAAACGGTTTGCCAAGCCACTCTACAGGAGCGTTAAGATAACAGCTTTGGTGTATTATGCGGTTTTCTTTGTGCTCTCTTTTGGCTTTGTTAATAAAATGGTTCTGCGTTCGTGGTGTGTTATAAGACGACAGTATCAAGCAATCGTCGCCCCCGCGGATAGCCGATTGCTGTATAGAGCGAATGGCGTTCATGCCGTGGAATTGGTCTTTTTCCTCGAACCATATAACTCCTATATACATGCCCTTTGGCGGTTTGATTGACTTGACCTTCATTGGGTCGTCGCCGCCACGGAAGTATATTCTTTGCCCTGTGGATTTTTTAACAACCGAGAGCGGTGACTTAGTGCACTTATAGTCCTCGGTAAGACCTAGCTCGTCTATTGCCCAAACTAGTTGTGCATATACGCTGTCTTTGAGCGTGTCCTTGACCTGCCGCAGGGCTAGACCACACATCTTCGGGTTTAGCTCCATTTGGTCTATAACAAGCACCCCGCAGAAGCTTGACTTCAAGCTACCTCGACCGCCTTCAAAATCGTAAAATCTATGCCTTCGGTTTACAACGTCACGGTAGATATCAACAAAGTCTTTCCCAATAACTCTAGCGGGTAGCCCTGTATACTTCGCTGTGTCGCTTTCGCTGCCGCCAGATTGCTCTGAAAGCCCGATAAGATACTCGGTCGCTTTAAGGCCGCCCGATTGCGCTATCTTAGCCTGCACGCCCAGCATTGCCGCCTTGATGTTCTGCTCGGTTTTTTCGTAGCCTATCTCATCAAGTATCTTTTCGGCTCTCTTGTCAATTTTTTTGCTGCTGAGTATAGCGTTTGCTATTTCGTTTGTTGTCTTTTGCTCGCGTCTAACCTCACCACTTTTAATACCGCCTTTTTTGCCGTTTATTCTAGCTTCATCCTTGCTTCGTGGTGCAGTTAAGTTTTGAGGGTTCCCGCCTTTCTTTGCCATAACTCAATAATAACAAAAAAAGTCGTCCAAAAAAGGACAACTTTACTGCTTAATTAAAGGCGGGTGCTTTTCTAAATATCTATAGGCGATTTTTTTCACGCTGTCTTCTGTGTTGTTGCCAATCTTGAACGCCGTTCGAACCCACGAATAACGCTCAATAAAGTGCCATGTGAAGATTTCGCGTATAAGCGGGTCTTGTATGTCATAAATCCGCTCGCACATATCATCCAGTTTTTTGAACTCTTTAGCCGTCATTTGCTCCTCTTTCTCAAAAACTCTTGCCAATCAATCACAATCTTCGGGCGATTGCTCAGCCGTTCAAACCACTCTTTTTCCCTTGCCTGTTCTTCTCGCTCTAGTTTCGCGTTTAACATATCAATATATGCCATGTCTTCCGAGGTCGGTGTCGGTATCTTTTTGTTCACTCTAAAGCTCCCTTTCTTTGTGATGAACGCACCCGAAAAGTTCCGTCACACTAAACCCAGCCGTCCAACCTTCGCCGTCCCAATATTCAAACTCTCCGTTATTCGGGTGTCTGCCAATCCTAGCAAGATAAACAAAAGCTCTGCAACTACAAACTCCAACATAATCTGGCGTTGCAGTAATACGAGCAAGCGTTGTTGCGGCATCCTTTACACGAGTAAAATACTCACATGTTTTACAATTTTTCATTCCATATACTCCTTTATTACTTTGACCGCTTCGTCATATCCATAACATACCTCGCACTTGTAGCCCTGCTCTCCTAGATTGCGTAGCCAGTATTGTTGGTTAGGCGATATCCTACCGCCTATGCGTTTCATTTCAATCCACAAGCCGTGATAGCCTTTCCGCGCGACAGGAAGTAACAAGTCCGGCACTCCTGCCTTTACCCCCTGTCGTTTTAAGTTAGCCGCTTCCGCCGGATGCCGACTGCCGCCATTTGGTATATGTAACAACAGCTCTATGTCCGGCTGTTGCTGTGCGTAGAATTCCGTCCAACGGAATAGTGTTTCCTGCTCTTGCGCTTCGGTTGGGTTTAGGTGATTTTTTGTCATTTGGTCATTGCCTTGTAAATGAGTTCTCCCTCTTTAGACATTTCGCTGCTCATCCCTTTGCCAGCTATAATTCCTTTTTTCATCTCATATAGTCGGTTGTAGATTATACCAATGTCTTCAAGGGGGAGTTTGTGGATTTTGCCAGTAAAGTCCTCGCGGATATGTATTCCGTTACGAGGTTGGTTTAATTTTTTTGGTGTTGTCATAATGTTTTTCCTAATTCTCGGTTAAATAGTTTTTGCTTGTATCTGTCCGCGAAGATTATAGGCCTTCGAGAGGTCACTTTTGAAATACTCCTCGTCTGCATTGTCAATAAACACACACAAGTCATTAAATGCTTTTTCTAAACAATCCTCGTTCTTTTCTCGGTCTTGTTTATACATGCCTATATAACATTCTGCTCTGCTTAAGTAATATTTTATAGCTGAGTTGGTAGTTTTGTTTTTCATATCTGCTCCTTTTCTTTTGTGCGGGTATTCCACGCAGCGGCGGCTTGCTCTTCTGTGTGATACAATGTTTCTATGTTGTCCGCGATGCACTTCTCATTAAAGCATTCAACGCCATACTTGCCATACGATGTATATGATACCGCACCGGCTCCGCAAAAAGGACATGGCTTTAATTCTTTCATTTTTGCTCCTCCCATAAACTAATCATGTTAGCCCTCTCGTTCGGCGTTAGTGTATCTATATCGAGGTCGCGCGCCTCTTGTATCACGCACTCAATAAGCTGTGCCATTTCTGCGCTGTTAAGCGTATGCGTTGGCTTGTAGACCACCCACGTTGTGTGGTCTATGAGGTTGCTAATCGGTCGGGCATAGTCTATCCCAAGAGTTTTTGGGTCAACCGTGATGGGCAACCGTAATGCTATGTAATTGCCATCATTGTCCGCTTGCAATGTGCCGTATTGTAACACCATGTCATGTTTTATCTTGTCCATGGGATGCGACAATACCTTTGCGATTTCTTGACACAGCACATGAAAATACGCATTAGCATCAAGGCTGCGTTTGTTCCTGTGCTTTTTGATTTCGATAGCAAAAGGCAAGTCCGCCTTTGCGTTGCGCTGTTGCTCCTTCAGCCCATAAAATGTTTGTATCTCTTTCTTGTCTGTTTCAATCGTTATGTAGGCGTTGCCGTCCTTAATCACACAAGCTGATACATTACCTCTAAATTTACTCATCGCTAATACCCCAACAAGTCTTTGCGCCCTAACGGCTCGTCTGGCTCGTAGATGTCGTCAGCTGATATAAAATCAGCACATGTGTCGTTAAGCTCTTTTTCTTGCAATCCAACACTACTGTGCGCATTTTCGCAATACTGCGCTTCTTGGTCGAAATATGCGCAGTTTACGCACCATTCTACAGTTTTAGTTTTCATTACACATTCCCCTTACTGCTCTGACCATTGCAATTGTTGCGCCTTGCGCAGCGGCGGCGGCTTCGCAATCCGCAAATAACTGATCACGTTCTTTATCACTATAGTGGTCGTATTTCCCTGATTGTAATTTCATTTCGTAAATCTGATTTGTCATTTGATTTCCCCTTAAAATTTTGTTGCTTTTTACACCATTTGTAAAACTTTTGTACTGCGATAATCCCAACTAAACCCCAATACCACCACGGCACATTGGCAAGGAAGCCAAAAGCTATAAGCGTCGCTATATCAACCATGTTATGTTGCCTTTCTCTTGCGTAAATCTTCCCCGACAATTTCAATCGGTATCGCCATTTCCTGTAATCGGCTCAATATCCGCTGTGCAGTAATATCTAAGTTGCTTTCGTTTTCAATCATGGCATTAATATTAACGTTCGTGGTCATCACCAGCGGTATATTGTCCTTGTAGCAATTGTTGATAATTTGATAAATTATCTTGTTGTCGTTTGCTGTTCCCTGCTCTACGCCGAAATCGTCAATGAATACGCAAGCAGTATGCTTTATTTCGTTCCAAAACTCCAACTGCGTGCTGAAATTCTTCGCAAGCTCAATAGCTTCCGGCAAGTCATACCACCGCACACCATAACCATTGCTTATAAGCTGGTTCGCTATACAGCCGGAATAAAAAGTTTTTCCCGTTCCGCAATTGCCATGAAAGACTATACTGTTAAGCGTTCCGCACTTGATTTTTTGAAAGTTTTCGCAGTATGTTTTGCAACGCTTCAGTATTTCGGGCTTGGATTTTGTTGGGTCATCGTTTTCAAATGTAGCGTTGATAATTTTATAGCTTTTTAGACGTTGCTCACGCAGAATATAGCTTTGTCGTGCGGCTTCATCAAGCTCTTTTCGCTTTAAGGCTTCGCCCATGCATTTACATTCCCTTGGCACACGATTGCCGCTATGCTCAACTACAGTTTCCCTAACATCGCCGCACAATTTGCAGTAATATTTGCCGTCATAAAGCTCTGCGTTGGGGTCGTTTTTAAGACCAGCATACCAAATCTCTTCAAGCCGGTTAACGACTTCTTCAAATGTCTTGTCACTCAAAACGGGGCGTCCTCGTTCTTTCCCCCTGTTCCCGCTATGCTCGCTGGGTTAGGTGTTTGTGTGTGGTATGTGTAGTTGTTAGCTGGTGGTGCTTTGCCTTTGCTGTTAAATTGTCCGTTATGTCTATGCCAGTTTCCTAAAGCCGCTTTCCAATCTACCATCGCTGTTCTTCCGACTTTCCAACCATTAGCGTCATAATGTCCAATAAAGTCCTTTGCATTCACATTATAGCTTTTTTCTTGACAATACTGGTCTATTTCTTCCGCTGTCGGTTTGACAAAACGCTTTGGCTGTTTTTTTTCCTCGGGCGCGCTTGGCGGCGTAGCCGCCTCTATATCGGTAACGGTAACGGTATCGGTAACGGTAACGGAGGGTTGTTTTGGGTTGTTTCCGCTTGAATTGGGTTGTTTTGGGTTGTTTTTGGTTGTTTTTTTGGCGTTACTGTTTCCCTTAGGCGCACCACCTTTTGACCCGTTATCAGACTGCTTGTTGCTTATACGCTCTGACTTCTCTTTCAAGTGTTCGTAGATGGCTAAAGTATCGGCTTCCATTTCCGGAAGCTCCTCGTCATCACGCGAAAACAAGGCGCTCAACAAAGCCTTTGCCTCTTTGTCGTCAATAAATCTTGTGAAAATTCTATCTTCGGGTAATAAAATCATTTTATTTGCACACTCTCTTTCTCAACAATTTTTGCTCCAATTATCTCTTCCCCTGCTTCAATCAATTTTTTTATCGTTGCCTTTTTCGGCAGGGGGTCTTTGAGATGAAAAAGGTCAGCCCAACCGCATTGCTCTGCCCAAGCAAAAAACGCCGGCTCAACCTCTACCGAGGTTGATTTGCGGAAAGAAACAACACACCGCGGCGTTTCAAACTTCCGCCCCTCAAGAGCTTTTGACAGATATTTTTTTAAACTCTCCGCCTTTCTTTTCACAGCATTGGCGCGGTCGTTAAAACTGTTCATTTCTGCTTTAATTGCGCTTTCCTCTGCGTTGAGATTTTTTATCCACAGGGCTATGTTTTCTAACTTCTCACTACGTGCAATCTCCAACTCTTCCAACTTCCCAAAGTCGATTACTTCGCCTGTTTCGGCATCTATACACGCCTGTATGCTTTTATTAATATCATATAGTGTCATATGTATCTACTCCTTAAAACGGTAAATCGATATCTTCCATGCCAACAACGGGCGTAACATATGCCGGTGATTCTGCCGCCGGCGGGGTGTACGAATTTTCGCCGACTTGTCCGCCCCCCTCGTTGTTGCGATTGTCGCCAGTAAAATATGTTTGATCAACTATGACTTCGGTTACAAAGCGTTTTGCGCCCGCCTTGTCGTCATAACTGCGGGTCTGCAAAGTCCCTACAACGGCAATAAGCTGTCCTTTTACAAAGTATTTGCTGATAAAATCAGCCGCCTGCCGCCACGCAACACAGTTAATGAAATCGGACACACGCTCGCCACCCTGCGGCTTGAAGTTGCGTTCTACAGCGATTGTGAATGATGTTACCAATACATCACTTTGTGTCTTTTTAAGTTCGGGTTGCGCTGTAAGGCGACCCATTAAAACTGTTTTGTTAAGCATTGCTTTCTTCCTCTTTTTTAGTTTCGGTTTGTTTTTGTTGCATGGCTAAATATATAAGCTCATTCCTTAGGTCTTCAACTGTTAATTCAAATTCGGGCTTGCACAGTTTGTTAGAAAGAGCATACATACTGCCGCCTTTAGCAATAAACGCATTTATATTCTCTTGCGTAGGCATTGTTCTCGGCATTCTCGGCGGTTGCTGTGGTTGTTCTGGCGTGATTGGCGGCTGTGCTTTAGGCGTAGGTTGCGTAATAGCCTTTCCCATTTCGTACCTTGTGTTACCTTTGGTATCAACAATTCGCAGATATGTAATTTCCCTGTTTCCGTTGTATTTGATATCTGCAACACTAAATTTTGCCTTATATGTCGCCTTGTTGTTTTGGTCTATTTCTCCCTCTAAAGAGTTAACAAAAATAAAAGGTGCGGTAAATAGCTCTCTGCCTATGCCAAGGTTAAAACAAGCACGCTTAAATGCGTCTGATGCTCTGCCTTTCTCGGCTTCTGTGTTGCTTTCTGTGCCTATATCTTGCTTGCGTACCCAACATTTTTTGTCATCATCCCAAACATCGACATTGCAAAACAGCTGCCCGTCTATAACCTCGTGTGTTCTCTGCCAGCCATAAGCGCCGAACATCTCATCAAGTATACGCATATCTACTCTTGCGTCCTTGTATATCAGCAGGGTGAACCCCTTGCCTGTTTTGCTGACACTTTGTATTCTGCACGCAATATCTTTTGCTTCTAAAAGCGGCAGGTTTTTAAGTTTATCCATTTTTTGAAACCTCATGTATTATTTTGTTTTCTATGTTTTCGCTAGGCGGCGAGGAAAATTCCAAAAACCTCGGAGCCATGGTCTACAAGAGAGGAGTCGAACCTCTTTCTATGAACGTTTGTCGGACAAGCTTCAGGCAAGCCGAACAGTGACGTTGTGTTCTCCGTGAACTACTTGTAGATTTGCAAGACACCAAGATTAAAGCAACTTGCAAACAGTCGGTAAGGCGAGCTAGCTCATTTGAGGTTTTACCTTTGCCGACAGACGCATACATTATCGTATAATAAAGCGTCAGCTTTTGCGCCCAGTATTAGGGGCGTCTTACTAAGCTTTTGCCCATCGACAAACGCGTAACGCTGTATGCCAGAGCGAGAACGTCGTTGATGTGGGTTGCGGTGTGTAGGTTCTGCCCCTACTGGCCATTTCCACTTTTAAGATTACGGCCTAACTCCAAAAGTGGGAACCCGCATGTCATCTTACCACGCTGACACCGCATTAATCTTCGCAATCGGACATTTTGAATAAACATATACCACAATAGTTGCAATAAGCAGTTCTGTCGGTTTCGGGAGTTATATGAGGAACCAGGTCGATAATATCAGATTTTGTTCCATCAAAATGATAATTAGTATCGGAGCAATCTCGCACAAGGTCTATTGTGTAAAATCCATCAGTGTTTCCGCAATGCGGACATTTGGTGATTGGCGGTTTCGTGGCTTCGCTCCTCTATTTTTATACCTCACTTGCAGAAGTAAGGCTTGCACCTATCAATAAATCGTTTCCAAACAGACTTCCTTGGCACAGGCGGTTGAAATTGTTTAAGAAACCCTTCATAAGCGGTTCTGAATCTATCTGTTGCTTGGTACAGCGGAGCATCTTCAAGCCTATCAGGATACTCTGTTAGAAATATTTCTTCAAAGTACCTCTTTAACAACCTGTTGAACTCTTCTTTTTTCCCTTGGTCATTCATAGTCCATGTTTCCCCACCATCATGTTGATGGGCTTCATAATACTCCGCTTTCCTTTTTGGGAAATAACCAAGTAAGAATCTAATAGGCGGAAGCAATCTACAGGAGTCTGGTAATTCATCTAAAACACCACCTTTTAAGTAACATCCACAATCGTCGTAATCTTCGCAACCCGGTAAATAATCTCCGCCCCAACAAAGAGGGCATTTATCACAATGATACTCGCCTTTTATGTACCAGTTCCAAAATTGTTTGATTTTTTTCATTATGTTTCAAACTCCTTTGAAAGGTCATAGTCGCAGAAATTGCAACGGTGGTCGTCATCCCATTCGCCTATATCAACCTCGTCAACCGTAGTGTTTTGCGGGCTGATACAGCGGTTTGGAAAGCGTGTGCAATCCATTGTGCTAATGATTTCATCGTTATCTACCTCGTCATGGTCTACGAAATAAAAAGTGACTTTTTTAGCTTTCATTTTGTACTCCTTGTGTTGTTTTTAACATTTTGTTGACGTCAACAAAATGTTCTTATCTATTCGCCTTGTAAAACGCCTGTGAAAAGCCCGCGGGCGTGATTGCGCTAATTGCAGCTGAACGCTTTGAGGACGGCAAGCTTTGTATATATGAGTTGTGATCCGCTGATAATTTGATTTTCCCATAATTAAAGCAACTTTTTTGATGCCCAATCTTTGTGTGTTCAGGTTGCATTAAAACAGTCGGTTTAGGAGTATTAAAATACCCCCATATATCAGTCGGTTTTGCTCGATATCCGCCAAACTCCCAGTGATAAAAGCTCCATGGCGGCTTGCCTAAAAACTGTCTTAAAAAGGCGGTTGGGTTTTCTAAAGCCCAAAACTTAAGATTGCCATGTGTTCGGCAATGCCATACAATCTCAAGACAAGCCTTTACAGCCTTCATTCCACTTTCGAAATCTCGTGTGTGTCCGCTTTTTGCTTTGCTGAATTCTGTGCATGGCGGGGCGGCGAGTATGCCGTAGATGTCGCTGATGCGACATAATATATCTGGCTTATCTGTTTGCGAAACAAATATTACATTATTTGCTGACTTAGAAACGTAGTTACCTCTAACGCTGTAATCGGGCAGAGTGATGTTGTGTACTGTATACCCTGCATCGGCGTACGGTTTGCTCCATGCGCCGCTACCGCCGCATAGGTCGAGTATTATTTTGTTTGAATTATCTTTCATTGCTTTTCTACCTTTACAAAGCAAAGCCAATGTGTTTGTCGCTTGCTACTAACTTTTTGCCCATATAGTGGCTTTCGCCCGATTGCGTCAATTATCGCCCCTGTGGTTACGCTTTCTTCGCACCACTTAAAAACAAGTGTTCCGTTTGGCTTTAGCACTCGCCAACATTCGTCAAAGCTAGACTTGATAAATGTCTTCCAGTCTTTTGGCAACTTGCCGTATTTTTTTGCAAGCCACGCATTATCTCCCACAGTCATAACGTGTGGCGGGTCAAAAACCACGTGCCAAAAGCTCTCGTCATCGAACGGAAGTTCTGTAACGTCACAAAGCATATCTGGCTTGACGGTATGTGTCCTTGTTTGCTTGCCGTCTTTCGATGTCCATATTATGCCGTCAAACTCTCGGTTATCGCAAAAAAGCACGTTTGGGTTTTGCTTGTCAAAGTAAAACATGCGCCCGCCACAGCATGGGTCGAAGATTGGTTTGTTTGAATTATCCTTCACTTCGCTTTCTCCTGCTCAATTTATATTGAAAAAGTTCGGCAAAGTTCTTTTATCTTGTGTATCATTTGCGGGAGTATCTCTAGCAAAGTGAGAAAGCTTTTAACACATATAGCCTTTTGTGCGACGTTGCAATCTTTTTTGCAGATGTAGCATCTACAACAAACTGTTTTTTCAAAGAATTCCGCCGCTAACTGCGGGAATTGGTCTTCGTTAGTCATTGTTGTATACCTTTCTTTCGTATTCTTTCAAGTCAGTTAAGCTGTCTAACACAACCCTCATTTTCGACACTACAGCCGCATTTGTAAATTCAATCATGCTTGAGTATGGATTAAGATTGAGCTCTTCAAAATTATGTATCGCACGCATTAACCATTTTACAGTGTTGTCATATGCTCTGATTTTAAGTTCGTTTTCTGTTAATCGTGCCATTGTTTTTACTCCTCAAATAATTTCAAATCCGAACACGCAATAGTCTTTGTCTAGCCCATACTCGCCGCCGTGAAAAACATATGTAATTTTGCAGTTAAAGATTCTGCCCGAATATTCGTTTTCTGGCGTCCATTCATTCAAGCAAACTGTGTCGCCAACTTGGAAATTGCGGTCGTTCTTGCGGATTTCAAACCGCTTTCCGTGTTTGGTAATATCGTATAAGTGGTTGGGTAATATTTTAAGTTTGTGCGTCATTCTGCTTCATCCAACTCAACATAGGAATAATCGTTATTGTTCGCCAGTTTCAAGAGGTTGTTCGCGTCGTCATATCTTACTCTTGCGAGCTCTGCTTTTCGCTTTAACTCTTCAATCACAAGTTTTTTGAACTCTTCTCTTTTGAGCGAGAGTGAATACATGCGATAACAACCAAAACAACGGTCGTCAAGCTTGTCAAGCATGCTCTTTTTTACAGGGATACGGCTGTGGTTGATATAATATGTTTTCGGCTTTTCTTCAACCTCGATTTCATAGCATTGATATTCGCCTTTGAAAAGGAATTTGTGTTTATATAGTTTCATTTCGGTTGCTCCTTACTGTTTAACCACTCAACAATGCCGCGATAACACATTAATCCGCTCTGTTGGCTATCGCACGATTGTCGTATGCAACAGCAACATGCATAATTTAACGCTAACATTTCAGCTAGTTCTTCTATTGCCATGTTTGTTATTTTTTCATAGTTTGTCATCTCACGTACTCCTCTTTAACCGCCAAAACCTTATCCGCATACTTGCTTACATACCTCGCACGCTTTGCCCCTGTCTCGCCTAGATTATAGCAAGCAAGCGCCTTGTGTTCGTCTTCGTACTTGTGCACAAGCTTGGCGTATATTCCTACTCCGATTGTGATGTTGCGGTAGGGGTCAAGCAGCTCGTCTGTGGTATACTCGGGGTACGATTTAGCGTTAATCTGCATTAAGCCATAGTCGCCCGTTGGGCTGATTGCCCGCAGGCGGAACGTGCTTTCTACGTCCATAATCGCAAACACTGTCGCAGGGTTGACATCGTATGCTCGGCACAACTCATATGTATAGGCGGCGAGTTTCCATTCAAGCAAGTTGGGGCTTGGCAGAGCGATGTCCTCGCTGAATGCGTAATCGGAAGTTGTCAAGTTTTCCTTGACAACTGATGTCGTGATGATTGAGTTGTTCGGGATTTCCGAACAGCTGACATACAGTTCTGTATCTACTGCCTTTCCGCTCGCAGAGGATAGACAAAGTATGATAACTAACATCACAAGCAAGGCGAATAATATGTAATGTATGCGATAGCGTACTATGTGTTTTTTCATGATTGTTCGCCAAATTTCGCCACTTCGCCAACGCGATGGAAAGTGTTAGCGAACTCATAAAGTGATTTTTGCAACTCTATTACTTCCGGTTCGGCGCAACGCAAAGCGCAAAAATGATATGCAATTTGAGCAGCGATTTTTCGGTCAACTGTCATTTTAAGCGACCCGCACCACAGAGGCAAACAAGAAAAGTCTAAGTCGGCACCCCGCAAGTTGGCATCCTGCAAGTTGGCTCTCTGCAAGTCGGCTCTCTGCAAGTCGGCATCCCGCAAGTCGGCATCCTGCAAGTTGGCTCT